CGCAGTTGAGGATGATGCAGATCGAGCCCATCATCCACAGCGGGTTGTCGTTCGGGGTCCAGTCGGCCTGCCCCGCGAAATCGATCACGCCATCGCCCACGGCCACGACGGGCGTCCCTATCGGGGTGGCGAAGTCCCTCCCCGTGTGACCGCCCGGAGGGTTGACGCGGGTGCCGTCAGGCAGTGTGGCGTTGGGGTTCGCGCCGAACTCCTGCGTGACGGCGTACACGCTGGGATCGACGGGCCAGATGTAGCCCATGTCGTGCCTCCTTAGATGTGGATGCCGGGGGGCACGTCCGCTGGCGAGATCTCGTCGATCGCGCCGACCTGGCGGATGATGCCGATGAGCTTGTACGTGAAGGCGACCAGCCGGTCGTTGCGGTCCTCGAGCGTGGCGATGGACTCCTCGGCCTTCTCGAGGCGGTTGCGGAGAGTCGCGACCTCCTGGCGGAGCGGCTCGACGAGGGTGTCCGTGATCGTGCGGATCAGCTGGTCCCGTTCGCTGATCGCCGCGGTCTCGGCGTCCTTCTCTGCCCGGTGGATCTCGCGGGCCTCGAGGCGGTCCGCGCGGGCCTCAGCGCGGCGCCTGCCCCACCACCCGCCGAGCGCGCCGAGGAGCGCGCCGCCCCCGGCCCCGAGCGAGCCGACGATGGTCGCGACGGTCGTGGTTTCCATATCGCCGCTCACGCGATCCGCCAGGTGGCGAGGATGGGGATGACGAAGTCCGTGCTCCGCGCGATGCCGCCGCCCATCCAGTTGAGGTTCAGCGCCCCGGCCGTGGTCACCTGCCCGCGGTAGCTCGTGCCGATGTTGCCCGTCGAGTTGGCCTGCGACGTGGACGAGAACGCCACCTCGGTCACCGGGTAGTAGCCCGAAGGGATCGTGGCGACGTTGTTGCCGTTCGATCCGTTGGTCCACGTGACGTTCCCCGTGACCGTGATGATCCGTCCGCCGCCGGAGACCTGCAGGGTCAGCGGGCCGTATCCTCCTGGCGGGTTGCTGAAGTTCGTTGTGTTGAGCGTCAGCGTCTGGGAGCTGTCCCCCCACCATGTGGTTCCGTCACAGCGCTCTATCGGGCACCCCGGAAGATCGGTGCGGCACACGAGCAGGCCGTTCTTCTTCGTCAGGGCGTCGCGCTCGGCCTGCGACGCGACCGGGATGACGACGTTCGCGCTGTCGGCGAGCGCGGCGAGGTCGTTGACGAAGTTAGGGAACGAGTCGCCGTTGATGGGGGTCTGGATCTTGTTCGCGCGGATCTGCGGCATCAGCGGCTCCAATCGATGTAGACGGTGCCCGACTGGGCGTTGACGGCGATTCCGGCGAACCCGAGGTAGGAACCGCCGGTGATGGCGATCCCCCCGCCGTTTACGAGGTCCGTCGCTTGGGCGGCGGTGAGGGTGTACGTCGTGAGGCCCTGCCATGGCTGGGCCGTGACGACGGTCGGGCCGTTGACGAGCGAGACATTCCCGCCCGGACGGTTCGGGCTCGAATGGGTGTAGAGGTTCACGGACAGTGCGTTGTTGTAGGAGCCGACCTGCAGTCGGGGGCCGACGACGACCCGGCCGCCGAGGATGGTCCGGCCTTGGATCTGGCCCGGTGCGCCGGCGTAGAACCACGCTCCGGTCAGCGGCCCGCTCCCGTAGTCGCCCTGGAAGACGCCCGAGGGCTGCGAGTAGGTGTCCCACGAGCCCCAGCCGCCCGGCCCCCACCATGTGCTGGAGTCCGACGCAGCGAAGGGCGACGTCCCCGTGCTCGGGCCGGTCGAGGGCGGTGCGACGGTCGTGACGACTGTCGGCGCGGCGGGGGTCGGGTTCGTCTTGGAGACGTAGACGGCGCCGCCGAGGAAGAGCATCTCGACGTTGTCGCCCACGGTCGGGCTGTAGCCGGACATCGCGTAGGCGGTGTAGGTGGCGCCGTCCGCGCCTGTGACCGTGATGGTCTGGGAACCCACCGGGACCGTCGCGACCGTGCCCGTCGCCGGGTGGAGCGTGTCGGAGAGCCGGCAGACGACGATGGCCTCTTTCTGGTCCATCAGCCACGCCACAAGGACGTTGTCGCCCGCCACGACCGCCACGGACTCGGCCGCACTCGCCGGGATGACGCTGCCGTTCACGCTCACCGAGTACGACGTGGCACCCTGCTGCTTGACCACCGTCCCGCGCAGGAAGCGCGTCTGGTCGCCGCCCGAGGCGAGGGCCTGGAGCGTGTCGAGGTTCTTACCCACGTGTCACCCCTGCGAGGACCGTGGCGACGTCGGAGTAGCTGGCGTCTAGGCCGAGGGTCATCGGCTCCACCGTCCCGTCCTTGCCCTTGAGGTCGATCGTGCGGACCCGTGCGGGGAAGCTGACCGTCGTGGCCGGCGTGGGCGCCGGAACCTGCACGGTGATCCAGTCGCCCTGCTGGAGCCCGGGGTGCGGGAGGCACGTCACCGACAGCTCGGTTGTGAGGCCCTTGAGCTGGGTGTCGCGCATCGTTGCCGCGTACGCGTCGGCCTGCGCCTGCGTCGTGATCAGCTGCGAGCTGTAGAACGCCGGGTACGTCCCGTGGTCCCCGCCGGTCTTCAGCGCCCCGCCCGTGACCTCGGCCTTCCCTCGCACCGGCGTCTGGCCCGAGGCCGTGCCATCCACGACGAACACGTTGTACAGGCCGTCCAGGCTCATGCCGCGGTCCACGTCCATCAAGAACCCCTCGGGCCCCGGCGCCAGCGTCCAGACCGGCGCGCTCTGGATCGGATAGATCTCCAGCTGCCCCGCGCCGTTCGTGCGGTAGTCGGCACCGAGCCGCTTGCACAGGTCCTGGACGGCGTTGAGCCTGTCGTCCGGATATACGAGGTTCGTCGGGACCGACTGGTCGACTACGCCCGCGGCCACCGTTACCGGCATGATGTCCGTGAGCAGCCGCTTGACCTCGCTCACGACCGTGGGCGATCCCGCCGCGGGCGAGACCGGAGCGAGGAACTTGCTGATCGCGATATTGCGCGGCAGCGTCTCGGCCTTGATCTTCACGCTTGCCCCACCCGAGGCGAACTTGAGCGACTGGCCGCTGGGGATCTGCGAGTCGACGTTCTTCACGCCCTGGTTCGTTATGACGTAGGAGCGCCAGCGCTCCTTCGGGACCGACTTCGAGATCCGGAACCAGTCGTACGGGATCGAGCTCGCCCCGCCCACGTTGTAGAAGACCTGCAGCTTGGACCCTGCGACCCCGAGGCCGTCCTCGAGAAGCCACGGGGCCTTCGTGCCGTCCGGGTCGTCGACCTCGATATCCAGCGTCTGGATCTGCCTAGTCGTGTCGTAGGAAAGTCCCCATGAGTTGATCGGCAGCGGGTCCGGGAAGGCGAGGTGGCCGCCGTACCAACACCACACCGTGATCGTGTCCCCCGGCCGGGAGCCCGCGAGCGTGTTGGTGGTGTTCGTATCGAGGGTGCGCAACGGTGGCCCCCTCTCAGATGTAGGCGTTCGCTGTTCCGGTGAACGAGGGGTTGTCGGCGCCGCTGACTGTGATCGAGACCCGGAAGTACGGGCCCTTGACGTCGAATTGCTTGGCGACGGTGGCCGGGGCTGTGGCGAGCGGGTCGAAGGCGTCCTTCGGTTCCGCGCTCGCCCACGTCCCGCCGTCCATGGACCACTGCACCTCGAGGACGAGGGACGGGCCGGTCCCGGTGACGGCGGTGAGGTCGAGGATGATGTCGACCGCCTCCGCGTCCCCGGGAACCGGGATCCCGGCCGAGGTTGTCGGGGTCGAGCCGAAGACGACCGTCCCTGCGAAGATTCCCTTGGTCGCTGGCAATGCCCCTCCTGAGGGTTGCTTGATCACGGCGATTTGATGACGTCGAGGTAGAGCTGGCCCGGGTGGGCCGCCACGAACGCCGCATAGGTGGCGTAGTTGCCCGAGACGGTCCCGTACGTGGTGGTCGGGACCGTGGCGTTGGCCGCCGGCGGGGCGACGATGTCGCCCTTGATCTTCCAGGCGACCATCGAGCCGCCCATCTTCTCGTTCACCGACTGCTCGAGCACCGAGGGCGCCGCGAGGTAGCAGAGCCCGGGAATGCCGGAAGCCCACCCTGAGACGGGACGCAGCAGCAGCACGCCGGCCTGCTTGAGCAGGGACCGGAGCGCCGTCGTCTGCGTGCCGGCGAACGTCGAGGCGTTGAGGTCGATCCCGTTCGCGGCCTGCCTCTGCCCGACCAGGGCGACGGGCTCGTCGGAGCCCATGACGACCATCTCGGAGACGGCCGACTTGTACTCGAACTGCCCGAAGGCGTCGAAGTCCAGCCCGGGCTCCCCATTCGGCCCGACGTCCCCGTAGACCGGGACCGCCGAGGACGGCGCGAGCGGATCCGAGAGCCAGCCGGAGACCGAGCTCGTGATCGTCGTCGTCGCCGTCGTCACGGTCACGCCCGCGCAGACCCCGGAGAGGATCTCGAGGTCGTAGGAGATCGTGCGGTTCAGCGGCGCCTCATAGTCGGTCACGAAATCGGAGCCGACCACCGAGCGCCTGCGAGCGCCGCGCACCGGCCGGCGCTTGCCGTCGACCGTGCGCCAGACGTTCACTACATCGGTCGCCGGGTCCAGATCCGTGAAGGTCACGACCACGTTTGGGCTCGGCGTGGAGCCCTGCGAGAGGCTGATCTGCGGCTGGTACGTGGTGGCTGTCGAGGTCGAGGCGTTCGCTCCCGAGGACCAGGCGTAGACCACGCCGGCGGCGCTGACGAACGAGCCGTCGAAGTAGGTCCCGACCGTTGCGGCGTACTCGACGAGGACGGCGTCGACGTCGAGTGTGTCGTTGATCGCCCAGTTCGAGCCGCCCGTAGTCGCTGCGGCCGTGATGAGGGCCTGCGTGACGCTTGCGCCGGAGACCCCGACGACGCCGATCTGGGTCCACGTGTTCGCGGTGAGCGCGACTGCCGTCGACGTGACCGTGTTGACCGTGGCTGGGACGGAGGTCTGGAAGTTCACCGTCACGTTTACCGTCTGCGCCTTGCTGGAGCGGACGTAGACCGCCAGAGCCGTCTGCGTCGAGGCCGACAGCCCTGTGCAGGTGTAGGACGCGCCCCCGGAGACCGCCGTCGTCGCCGTGGTCCATGTGACCCGGTTGTACGTCGACCCGAAGGCTCCGCCGTCCGTGCGGTTCGTCAGCGTTGCCGCGCCCCCGGTCCCCGCGACGGCGGCGTACCCTGTGGTGCTCGCCGCCGCGGGGTTGGTGGCGCGGTTGGTGCGCACCGTCACAGTCATCGCGACATCCTCGTTCCCGCTCTCCAGTCAGCCGCGTCGATGGCCTGCCCCGCGTAGGCGACCATGTACGGCTCGATCTGGTCGTTGCCGATGTGGACATGCACGACGGGCGCGGAGGCCGCGACCGCGAGGTTCGCCGACGCCGAGAAGCCCGAGCCGCCGAACGGGTCCACGACCTTGCCCGTGAGCCCGTCCATCGCCCCGCCGACCGCGTCATGCATGGACGTGATGCCGTTGACGAGGCCCTCGCCGATGTTCACGCCGAAGCCGTGGAACAGCTTCGACGGCGAGGCGATGCCGAGTGCCGCTTTGAACGGGCCGACGATCCAGCCGGGAATGAGGCCAAGGAAGAAGTTCCCGATCGTTCCCGCGAGCGAGGCGATGCCATCCATCAGGCCCTGGACGATGTTCTTGCCGATGTCGAACAGCCACGACGCCGCCCCGGACAGGGCGCCCATGATCTTGCCGCCGAGCCCGGTGAAGAATCCGACGACGTTGCCGATCATGTTCGAGACGCCGTCGACGATGCCGTTCCAGACGCCGCCGATGAACCCGGCGATCTGCCCGAAGATGCTCGACACGAAGCCCCAGACAGCGTTGAACCCGGCTGAGATCACACTCCAGACGAAGTTCACCGCCGCCGAGATCGCGGCGACGATCCCGTTCCAGACCCCGGAGATGAAGCCCCAGACGGCCGTGAAGATCGCCGAGATCACGTTCCAGACCGCCGTGACCGCCGCCGTCACAGCCCCGACGATGGCGTTCCAGACGGACACGATGACGTTCCACACCGCCGTGAAGATCGAGGAGACGACATTCCAGACCGCCGTGACCGCCCCCATTACCGCGCCCACGATCGTGTTCCAGACGGAAACGATGAAGTTCCAGATCCCCGTGAAGATCGACACGACCGTGTTCCAGATCGCCGTCAGCTGGGCGCCGTGCGTCTGCCAGAACGCGATGAGGATGTTCCTCACGAGGTTCGAGACCCACGTCCACGCCGTCACGATTGGGGTCACGATCGCCATCACAATCCCCGTGACGAACGAGACGATCGCGTTGAACACCGTGCTGATCGTGTTCGCGATCCAGTTGAGCGCCGTCCGGACCGCGGTCACGTACAGGTTGAACCCCACCGAGATGACCGTTCCGATCCAGTTCACGGCGGTCGAGATCGCGTTGACGATGTTGTTCCACGCGTCGGTGACGAACCCAACGAAGCCACCAAAGACGCCCGAGACGAAGGTGACGACGTTTCCGATCACCTCGCCGACGAACTTGAATACGGCGTTGACCCCGTCCTTGAACCACCCGATGTTGTCGTAGGCCAACACGATCCCGGCGATAAGGGCTCCGATCGCCAGGACGATGAGCATGATCGGGTTCGCGCTCATCACCACGTTGAGGACGCCCTGGACGACCGCCCACGCCTTGGTGACCGCCTGCACTGCTTCCACTGTCAGCTGATACAGCTTGAAACCAGCGACGACCGCGGCAATTCCGATCGCGATCTGGGGCAGTGCCGGCTGTAGCCACTGCAGGACTGCGAGCAGGCCCTGAACTGCGCCCAGCAGCCCGCCGGTCAATACGCCGACGAGCGGGAAGAGTGCGGTCCCGAGCTGCTGGAACGCCGCGATCAGTGTCTGACCAAGGATCTGAGCGATCTCGCTGAGCGGCTGCACGAGCGGAAGAAGCCCTTGACCCAACGCCAGGAATGCATCGCCAAGCCCCCCGGACAGGACGTTCTGCAGGTTCTGGGCAATCGGGATCAGCTGGGCGATCACGGGCAGCAGAGCCGCGCCCATCGCGGATGCCAGCTGCAGCAGTGGCCCGATCATCGTCACGATCGGGGAGATCAGGTTCAATAACGGGTCGATGAGCGGGATCACCGCAGGGACGAGCTGCGTGAAGATTCCCACGAGCTGTTGGAAGATCGGCACAAGCTGGCCGCCGATGTCCGTGATGATCGGAGCGAAGGCCTGCACGAGATGTGCGATCACCGGCAGCAGTGGCATCAGCGCGCTCAGCAGCTGCGCGAACACCGGCATGAGCGCGTTAATGACCGGGGTCAGCCCCACCAGCAGCGCAGCGACGAGGTTGTCCACGAACTTCGCCAGCGTGGCCATAGCCTGCGAGGCCGGGCCCGCAATGTTCGCCAGGAACGCCCCGAGTGGGCCGAGCAGCCCCGAGACCATGCCAAGCAGGCTCCCGAGACTCGCCGCACCGCCGGCCGCGCCAGCGGAGATCTGCTGGAAAAACTGCCCTATCCCCGAGCCGATCCCCGCCAGACCGCCCGCGAGCGCGTTCATCGGCCCCTCCGCGACACTGAGGGCGGTATTCAGACCGGGCAGGACGTTCTGCACGAGCCCGAGGAGGCCCTGCGCGAATGTGGAGACCAGGGGTGCGGCGGCCGAGAACGCGTCGTGAAGGGCCGGACCCATACCCTTGAGGGAGTCGGCCGCGTCGGAGGCGATGCTGCCGAACATGTTCACCATCGGCGCGGCGGCGTCGAGCATAGTGGACTGGATCGACTTGCCCGCGTCCGCGAAGGTCTGCTTCAGCTGCGCGTTCGTGGCGACGGCGGTCGAGACCATCATCGCCCCGGCCCCGGCGAACAGCAGCGGGACCGCCGCGATGCCGGCTCCCGCGACTGCGGGGAGGGCGGCAGCGGCGGAGCTGAACAGGCCGACCCCGCCGGCCATCTTCAGCATGTGGCCGGAGATGGAGGGCTGCACACCGCCCACGATCGTGTTGATCGTGTTGAAGCTGTTCGTGATGTCCCTGGCCGAGATACTCACGCCGTCCGCTGCGTCCTTGGCGGACTTCTCGACCTTCTTCGAGCCCTCCTCGGTCAGGCGCGAGGCGTCGGCGACGGCCCGGGCGAGGGCGTCCTCGGCCCGGACCGCAGCCTGCCTCGCGCTGAGGACCGCGTTCTCCGCCGCGAGCTTCTGCTTGGACGTCGCCTCGGCGTTCTTATTCACCTCGGCGAGCGCCTGCTCGGCGAGCGCGACGCGCCGGGTGGCTACCTCGAGCACGTCGCGCTGGGACGCGACCTTCTTCGTGGCCGCCTCGACCGAGGTCATGCTCGTATTCATCCCGGCCGAGGCTGCACGGGTCTTGGCGTCCATCTCCGCGGCCTTGGCAGAGATCCCGTCGAAGGCCTTGGATACGCCCTCGTCGCGGCCGAAGATGTTGAACAGGAGCGATGCGTCAGACACGGGTCACCTCACCTCACCAGGGGAACTTCGCGGGCTCGTCCCGGATCGCCTTGGCAGCGTCGAGGTACATGAGCCAGTGGACGTACTGCATCTGCCAGACGTTGATGTGGTTCACGCCCGGGAAGTGGTGGGAGATGAGGACGAGGTTGTCGTCTATCGACTCTTGGACGTCTTCGACGTGCCTCTTGATGTCGATGCGCGACGCGGCGCGGCGCCCTGAGCGGAACCCGTCAGGGCTTGGGGAGGGTCCGCGACCTCAGCACCTTCCTCATCCACGACCCTGAGCTCGGTGAGCGGGATGCTCGTGGACTCCTCGAGCGTGAGCCGCTCGCCCGCGTGCCGGCGGGCAAGCCAGATCATCGCGAGGAACGTCTGGAACAGCTCGACGTCCTCGAGCATCGCCATCGGGTCCAGGCCCTTCATCCGCTCGGCGGCCTTGAGCATGGACTGCATGCCGATGCCGTACTTGGACTTGAGCTCGAAGAGGGTGTAGAGGTCGGCGCGGGCCATGCCCGCTTCGAGGTCGTACTGCTTGCCGTCGACTTCGAGTTTCACAGTTTGCTCAATTCATCAGCCGTGTCCTGCATGGCCCGCACGACAGCGTCCGTGATCGCGTTCTTCTTGGATTCAATCGGGCCGTAGAACCAGCGGATGCCATGCTGGGCGGCCGTGTTCCGCTTCCCGAAGACGGGATGCCGGAAGGTTTCGAGGTTGTACACGCGGTTCATCCCGTGCGCCCTCTGGGACGGGGTGAGGAACAGTGCCGAGGAGGAGATCCGGACGCCGGCGCGGTTCCCGGAGGAGTTGATGCTGACGCTCACGCCCCGGGCGATGTTCTGCCGCAGACCGGTGTGGCTGCGGTTCCCGCCGAGCCTCTGCGCGCGGCCGCCGAGCCGCGCGAGTGTGCCGCGCTGGTCGGCCTTGGGCGGGAGCTCGCCCAAGACCTTGTCGCGCGCGGCCTGAGCGGCCGGCTCGGCTGCCAATCGGATGCCCTCCGCGAGCTTCTTCTTGAGAGTCGGGCCAGCCGCCTTCGCCATCGCAAGGAGCCGAACCATCGACTCCCTCGACGGCTCGACCTTGTAATCGGCCACTACACCGCTGTGTCGAGCGTGCGCAGTATCACGGTGACCGGCGAAGCACCCGAGCCGTTGTCGAGGACGTCGAAATCGATCGACTGCTTCACCACGCCCTGGGTGGCGTTCGGCAGGTCGCCGTTCGTGCGGATCGCCGGGATGTAGATCTGCAGCGTGTTGAAGATGCTCGTGGCGATCGACGTCGCAGAGGTGAAGGTCAGGACCACGCCGAGGGTGGTCTGGTTCAGGTACGCGTCGCGCATCGTGGTGGAGTCGAACTCCGCGGTCATCTTCCCGCCGATGTTCGCCAACCCGAGGACCGGGCGCCGGGACTGCTTGCCCCCGCCGCCGTACGTGAAGCCCTTCGTGTCGAGCTTGTTGTCGATCGAGAGCGAGAAGTCCGTAATGTCAGCCACCGACGTCCCGCCCGTGGCGAGCGTCGTCGACGTCGGCGCGGTGACCGAGCCGCCGACCGTGATCGCGCCCTCGGAGAAGTAGAACACCTCGTTGTTCGCCGCGAAGCTCGGGGCCGTGTAGGCGGTCGTGGTGTCGACCTGCTTGGCATTCCAGGACGTCTTGAGCTTCACGACCTCGCCCTGAGCCGAGGTCAGCTCGCCCTTCGTGCACACCGCGCCCGCGAAGGTGTGCGGCTGTGCCGCTCCGCCGCCGAGCAGAGGGATGCCCTTCTGGATGGTGTACGAAGGCACGGGGTCCGTGCCCGCGATCGTGAAGTTCTGCTGGTAGGCAGGCGCGGTGAGTGCGGACGAGGCCGAGGCGCCGAGGAGTGCCTCGAAGAAGATCCCGCAACCCTTCGCCGCGACCTCGAGCTCGATGTCGCCCTCGGCCCACTGCGTACCGACGACGCGGCGCTCAAGGCGAGGGACGCGGGAGCCTGTGCGGAAGCCCTGCCCCTGCTTGATGTCGAACTTGTACTCGAGCGACTCTGTGAGGAACTCGGGGAAGTGGGTCGGCGTGGTGACCGTCCCGTAGGTGGCCTCCTTGACCAGGCCAATGCTTGCGTCGAGCTGTGTGGTCACTTGTCAGCCTCCCCGTTCTCGTCGGACGCCGGCGCTCCGCCGTCCGTCTCCCATTCGTGGCCCTCGTGGGCCGTCTGCTCTGCCGGAGGCGCGGGTGCGGCCTCCACCTCGGGCTCTTCCTCTTCGTCCGGCTCCGGGGACGTGAGTGCCTTCAGGAAGGCCTGCGCGTCAGCGTCGGCGGGCGCGTAGTGGAACGGCTGGACAAGGAGGAGCCGCGCATGCTCCTCGTCAACCTCGAGTACCTCGTCGCGCTCGACGATGCGGCGCAGGAGCGGGACGTCGAGCTCCCCGAACGGGGAGACATTCTTGATGTTGATGCGCCCCACGGGGCCCTCCTAATTCGATGTGCCAGTTCTTTTACTGGGGTGCCGAGGTCCCTGTGACCCGGGCTTCCGCCTTGAAAGTGGCGGTTATCTCGATGACACGGCCCTGCTCGAGCATCTGGGGGTCGGTCGCGCCGTCTGACTGGTGCTGCTCGAGGAAGCACCACAGCACGGCCGGGTTCCCGGCGGCATCGCTGAGCGTCGTGTTCGTGACGCGGGCGTAGTACTCGATCGCCCGGAGGATCTTGTAGGCCCGCTGAGCGCAGACCAGTTCCATCTCCTCCGCGCCGCCGCGCCAGCACGAGATGACGACCTCGAGCGTCAGGGTCTCGTGGCGGGAGCGCTGCGGGCCGATCGTCGCGTCCACGTGGCTCGACTGCACGCCGCGGAACGCGACGATGTCGTTCGAGCCCATCGCGAAGTTCCCGGGCTGGCCGTAGGTGACCGCAACCTCGGAGAAGTCCGCCGAGGCCGCGAAGGACTGCTGGACGCCGGAGAAGAAGTTCAGCTTGAACTCGTCCGCCGCCGTCGCGGTGGGGTACGTCACGCGAAGCCTCCCGTGATGCGCGAGCTGGCGCCGCAGAGCTCGATGACGCGGCGCGGGACGGCGAAGCCGCTGGGCGTGAACACCTCGACCGTCTGCGGAAGGTTCCCGTTCGTCGGGCGCGTGCCCTGCTTGCCGATCTGCCACTGGTGCCGCACGAGCTCGCGCGTGGCCAGGATGAGGTTTGCCGGGATGACCTGATAGCCACCCATGTAGGTGACGACGACGCCGCGGACGCTCGGCATGAAGCGCCTCGGCGCCCAGTTCGTGCCCGCCGTCAGCGTGTTCGAGGTCTCATCCCACACGTAGTAGCCGGATGGCACCGGGTAGCCGTTCTCCGTGACCGAGACGATGCTCTGGACAGCACCCGGCAGGACGACGCCGGGCTTGCCGCCGTCGCCCTTGAAGACGTGCTGGCCGTAGACGACCGGGCCGACGATGTCCTCGATGACCGGCGTCGCAGACACGACGTAGAGCCTCAAGTCGGACTCGTTCGCGGCGTTGTAGCCCTGCGAGGGCCACCCGAGAGCGTCCTTGGCGTCCTGCAGGCTGATGATCGCCCGGGCGTCCGTGGGCCAGACGTCGGCGACGTCCTGGTACGCGCCTCCCGTCGCGGCGAACCGGACGAGGTGCCTGCCCGCCATCGTCGGGGTGAAGGTCGCCTGATTGCCCGAGACGGTGACGGTCCCGCCGAAAGCGGTCCCGTCCGGCTGCGTGACGGTCGCTGTGACGGTCCCGGTCTGCGCGCCCGGCCATGTGACCGTTACGGCCGCGCCGAGGTCCACAGCGGCCATCGGCTACGCCTCCGCCTTCTCTGCGGGAGCGCCCTCGTCAGCGGACGCGGTCGACAGAGAGCCCTTGCCCGAGCGTCCCTTCGGGGCCTCGTCCTGCTGGACCTCGCCCTCGCCGGCCGCCTGCGAGCGCAGCCATGCCGCCGTGCTGGTGTCGCCGACTGCGTCGATGCGCTTGGCGATGTTCTCCCAGGACTCTCCGGCCTCGTGGAGGGCCCGGTAGTTTTCCTTGAGCTCGTCGTCCATGGTGGTTCCCTTCTCTCAATCGGGCCCCTCGAATGAGGTGGGGTCCGCTCCCCGCCGCGGGGACCATCGCGGCGGGGAGCGGGTCCTATCAGAAGGTCGGGGCGATGAGGCCCTGACCGGCGGTGGCGTCGAGGCCACCGATCTTGGACACGGCCTGCGGGTAGCGGCCGGCGGTGAAGGCGACGTAGCCGTAGACCAGGAGCTTCGTGGTCAGCGAGCCGCCCGTGGTCTGCTCGAAGGAGAGCTCACGCGGCATGCCGTCGCCGTCCTCCCAGAGGAGGAGCTCGTCGCCGTCGACCGAGAGGACGATGTCCTCGGAGTTCGTGCCGACGGTCGTGGGAATGTTGCGGTCCAGCAGGACCGGCAGGCCCGAGCTGTGCACGCCCACGAACGGGGAGGTCGAGGAGCCGAAGTCCTCGGAGCCGCCCTGCGCTCCGACCGCCAGGGGGTTCTGCGCGACGGCCGTGTTGGCCTGCACGATCGGGCGCCCCGTCGAGTCCACGAGGCCCGTGAGCCAGCCCCAGCGGCGCGGGTGCATCACGAGGAACTCGGGCGCGAGGCTGTCGCCGGCGCTGTACACGTTCGTGTTGGCGCCCGCGACCTTCAGGTTGAAGTTCGTCGCGGACGGGGCCGCGCCGAACGCGGTGGCCGCGCCGATGCCCGCCGTGTTGAGGATGCCGAGCGCCTGCCCGGACGCGCCCGATCCGTTGATGATCTGCAGGTCGAGCCTCGCGGCGTACCGCTTGACGAGGTCGAGGTAGATCAGCGAGTCCACGCCGGAGCCGCGCTCGAGCGACTGCCGGGAGACGTCCTGCTGGCCCGCGATCGTGACCACGTTGACCGTCAGGTTGCTCCACGCCTCATCCGTCGAGGAGACGTTCGAGTTCTCAGTCGCCTGCACGTCGGCCGACGCGGGGGTCGTGCCGCGGGGAATCGTGAACGACATGCCCTGCTCGGGGATCTGCAGGCGCTGGATGTTGTTCGCGAGCGGGCGGCCGTTCGCGAGGGCCGGGGCCGCGAGGTTGATGAGGTACTGCGGGACCACAAGGCCGGCAAACGTGCCGGTGTTCGTGGCACGCTCGGTCATCTCGTTGTGGACCTCGACTTCCCTCGCGTGGCGCATGATGCGCTCGGTCGCGCGGGCGTCGCCGCGGAGCGAGTGCCTGTACGCGTCCGAGAAGAAGGAGACGCCCTCATTGACGTTGCCGCGCTCCGTGTAGGTGCGCGGCTCGTTGGTGTCGCCCGTGCGGATAACCGAGTCGTACGATGCGCGAGCCGCGGCGGGCGCGGTCTCGGCCGAGAGGCGAAGGGCCGCCTGGTCGCGCTCGAGCTCGGCCTCGTAGCCACGGACGCGCTCGGAGAGGGTGTCGATCTCGCCGTCAAGGGCGTCGATGCTGGCGCGGACCTCGGCGATCCGGGCGTCATCCGGGGTGTCCGCGCCGCGGAGCTCGCGGAGCTGGTCGGATGCGGCGTTGCGGGCTGCGAGCCTGCCGGCGCGTTCTGCGCGGACACGCTCGATGAGCTGTTCGATGGTCATGGCTGACCTGTCCTTCCGAAAAGGGGGGTTGGTGTTTTTCCGAAAGGCACGCGGACAGGCATCAGGCCCAGGCCGTAGCGCGGGCGCGAGTACGCGAACTTGTGCCGTGATCCGCTCGTCTAGATCGAGCGGCGCTTTTCCCTCGGGTCTGGCTCGAGGTACTTCTTGGAGCGGGCCGAGAGCTCCTTCGCCGAGCTGCTGTCGGCGAGGCCCGAGCCCTTGGTTGCCGGGTTGGCCCCGTAGGCGACGATCGAGACGTCACCACGGTGGATGTCGACCGCGTTGATCCGGTACTCGGTGTAGTCCGGGGACCATTGGCCGGAGTCGATGCGGAACTTGAAGCTCATCTCGTCGATGAGGCCCGAGCGGAGCTTCGGGGCGATGTACGCCACGTCGGCGTCGTCGGGGTCGAGCTCGGCGCGGACGTTGAGGCCGTGGTCGTCCTCGCGGAGGTTCAGGCTTCCGTTCGTCGTCCGCGCGATCCGGCGCAGGTCGTCGTGCTGGAGGACGAACGGGACGTCGAGGTCTGCCCGGGCGAGCGTGGCGCCGAAGGCTCCCTGGCTGACCAGCTCGTCGTACGGCCCGAAGAAGTCGTACATCTGGTACGGGGACTCTGTGACCGAGGCATACCCCTCGAACACGAGCGGCCCGGAATCGCCCTGCGAGCGTTCGAGCCTGAGGCCCTGCAGTCGCACCGAGACGCGTGCGCCCGTGCCCGGCTCGGCCGTGGAACGGCGCTGCGAGGGGCGGTCGGCGCGGGCCCGGACGGCCGCGGCTCGGGCCTCGGCAGCTTCACTGCGGTTCATCACGGTTCCACCTCTTCGTCGGTTGCGAGATCGGACCCATCCGGGGCCGGGCCTTCCTGCTTGATGGCGTCTGTCGTCTTCATGAAGAGCGACTTGAAGTCGGCCTTCTGCGCCTCGGTCAGCGGCGGCAGGTTGTAGTACTGGGCGCGCGCCTCGTCCGGGGTCAGGTTCCGCGCGAGGGCCCGAGTATTGATCACGGTCGCGAGGGTCTGCGGATCCATCCGCAGTAGGCTCTCCGTGTCCAGGGCCACGCGTCGCGGCTTCGGCGTGAGCCTCGTCAACGCGGCCTCACGGCGGCGAACGGCCGGCCCGAGCTTCGTGATGAGGAACTGGAGATTCCGCTGAGTGATGTTCGCGTACGTGATCGAGGAGCCCTTGCTCGGCCCGTCGATCATGTCGGACGGGACTCCGAACCAGCGCGCGACCTCGACGATGCTGAACTCCATCGTTGTCAGGAACTCAGCCTCGGCCGCCTTCGCGGAGACCATCTGGTAGTCCCAGTCCTTGCCCGAGACGAACACCTCGCCGCTGGCCAGCGTCGCCTGGAACTGCTTCTTGATCGCGGTCGCCTCGCCCTGCTGGAGCGTCCGGTCCTTGTTCTTGAGGATCGCCGAGGGCACTGCGCCGTTGCCGAACCAGTCGAGCGCGAACTGCTGGGCCGATAGGCTCGCCCCGATTCCGCGCGCTGCGTATGTGACTGGCGAGAGCCCCACGTGGATGCCGGGGACCGTGTACTGGCGCTCGTGCCAGACGTCCGCCGGGCTGTAGGTGTCCTTGCCGATCTTGTAGCTCTGGATGCGGCTGTTCCGGACGGAGACGGTGACTGTGTCGGCCGCGACGAGGTCGATCTGGGATGCGATTCCCATAGAGTCACGCTCGGTCACGATCCCGAAGGCGTTTCCGGTGCTGTCGAGGTCCATCTGCGAGGAGTACAGCCACTCCGTCATGTCAATCGGCTGCCCCGGCGCATGCTCCGAGGGCTCTTGGAGGACCCCTGACGGGGGCACTGTGACCTCGAGGCCGTCCGGCATCTTCCGCCACACGATCAGCGGCATGGTCGAGATGAGGTCGGCGCGCAGCGTCTGAGCCGCCCAGACCGCCGAGTGCGTCAGGCTGGTGTCCTTCGTGACGTCCACGCTGCCCGCACGGCGGGGCATCCTCATCGGAAGCCCCTGCCAGATCGGGATCACCGGGCCGGCGTCGCGCTTACGGAAGAGGCTCATCGCTTCCCCCTCCTGTCGACCAGCCACGAGAGGGCCAGCAGGCCTGCTCCAGATACTCCGAGCGCACCTGGGATGGTCCACTGCGCGACGAACAGCACGATCCCGGCGAGCAGGGCGAGGCAGCCGACGAGGTCGAGGACTGTGGACAGACGCACGTGGCCGCCTTTCAGTAGAAGCTCTGCATGATGTCGTAGTCGGCCTCGCGGGTCTCGATCCATGCCCAGCGGGCGACGATGAGCGCGTACAGCGCCGTGATGTCCTGCATGGACTTGCCGCGGGAGAACACCCAGGACTCGCCCCGGCCCACCTTTGCGGCGCTCTTGCGCGCCTCGGTGACGTCGGTGTTCTCCAGCGTCCGCAGCGCGCCTGCGAGCGCGTCGTCGTAGAACCCTGTGCACGCTGCCGCACGCTGTGCCGCTGGCATCTTCACGACCTCGAAACCGGCGTCCTCAAGGTCCGGGATGAGCGAGGCCGCTCCGCCGCCGGCATCGAGGGCCACCTTCCAGCCGCCATGCTTCTCAGCGAGCCGGGTGAGCTTGGAGACTGCCCACTCGGTGCCCTCCTCGCGGTGGACGAGCTCGACGAAGCAACGCGCCTCGGGGTCCGTGGCTTTCCCTGCTATCCCGATCGAGGTCCAGTCACGCTCCAGTGCGACGTCGACAGTCCACAGCGGCGTCCCGTCCCAGCAGTCCTCAGGGTCAGGCGCGTAGCAGGCTCGCCACGCCTCGGCGGGGATGACCGCCGGCGGCGCCTTCGGGCTCGGCCACCACCCGAGATACGCGCGGCGCACCTCGGCGGGGTCCGGGTCGGTCTGCAGCTCGTTCATGACGAAGTCGAGGCTGATCGTGTGGCCGATCGCCGGATGGGCGCTGAGTGCCGTCTCCGGATCGTCAGGGTCCGCGTCCTCAGGCGCGCTGAACTCCCAGTACAGGGTCCGCGACTCGACCCCGGAGTCGACGAGCGCCCGGCCCATGTCCCGCTGCGCCATCAGGTACAGCGATTCGAGGTTCCCCGCGGCCGAGGTCACCCACCTCTGGGCGCCCGGGACGGTCGCCATCGTCGGGCCGATGCCGCCCTCGATCGTGTTGTCCCTGTGGGCGTACGCCTCGTCGAGGTGCGCCTCGTGGAGCGTGTCGCCGTGTCCGGTCTTCTTCGAGATCGCGTCGATCGAGAGCTTCGCGCCGTTCTTCCAGCGCAGCGCCTCCGATCCCGCCTGCCATCTGGGCTTCCCCATGAATGTCTTGAGCGGGGAGTCCTGGATGGGCAGCCAGAAGTTCTCCTCGAGCCGCTTGAGCGCCTTGTTGCGGTCCTGCGCGGTGTACAGGATGCGTGCGTTCTTCGTGGTCAGGGCCCGGTGCGTGACCTTGCCCCTCGACGTCGACGTCTTCCCGCCCTGGCGCGGCAGGATCAGGATCACCTTGGTGTACCAATAGAGGCCAGTTGCCGGGTCGAGCTCGCATGCTACGCCGAGAAAGTCCCGCTGCCACGGCATCGGAGAGTTCCTGAACGCGCCCATGACCTTGCCCACGGCGGGACCGAGCGTCTCCCGGGCCGGGTTCCTGGGCGTGCCCCACCTCGGCGGGGGGTTGTGCCCGTCAGTCACTCCCGGGTTCCGCGAGCGAGCGCAGGAACGCCTCGGCCGCGTCTTCGTCGCCCACCGGGCCCTCGACCTTCCGGAGTCGGTCGAACACGTTGAACAGGCGCGACTGCATGCCCGAGATCAGGTCCGGCCGGTCGAGCGCTGGGATCTGGTCAAGAACGCGGGCGTTGTACTTCGCGAGCACCATCAGCGTCTTCTTGAATGGCGGCTCCCCAATGAGCGCGTCCAATTCTTCGGCGAGCGCCGTCTCAATTGCTCCGGGCGGACGAGAGAAAGCGATTTGCAGCGAGGATGCCTCAATTTGCGGCGGAATTTCGGCCGAAACGTCCGGGAGGGCTACGCCGGCAGCCGCGAGCTTCCTCTTGGCACGATAGGCAGCCTGATCTTCGCGCTTGGCCTTCCGGCATTCGCCGCAGCGGCATCCACGGCGGTACCCGGAGACGCCGGCCTTCTTCCCGTGGCGGATCACGACACCTTCGCTAGGCATTCCGACCCTCCCTTGGCGCGGCGAGCGTTCTCTTCGGCCGAGACGAGCTCCATGTGGTCTGGGTTGACGCACCGGCGGTTCCTACACAGGTGATCGATGGTCATTCCCTCGGGGATCGGCCCGCGAGCGCGCTCCCACGACCAACGGTGAGCCCGCTGCCCGCGGAACTTGCCGTACCCCTTCGTCAGGGCGGCCCTCCACAGCCAACAGTCCGCGGTCTTATCGACCTTGATCCAGAAGCACTCTTCCTCGGTCCCCCTGCGACCGAGGTATCCGCTCCTCGACGAGCGATTCGGTAGTTTCCGATACTCGCGCTTTTCTCGGGCCCGCTTCGTAACCGCCTTGCATCCGTCGCATCGGTGCTGACCCTTGCCGAGCTCGGCGCCGCACTCGCAAAGGCGAATTTCGATACGCAAATTGGCCCTCCCGAATTGTCGCTACACCTGTAGGGCGCCACCCCAGCATTTTGCGGGGAAAGAAATTGGTTGACCGGCGGGGTCTTCCGCCTGGCCGTTTCCTAAAAAACGGTCGCGGTTTTTCGCGATGCCCGACCACCCCACCCCGGGGGGGCGTGCTGGAGGAGCACGCATACACCCTCCGACCGGTCACCATCGCCTCGACGAGCGCGAGCGGCCAGCCTGCCGCGCCTCTGCTGCCCTGCCTGCCCGGCGCGCCGCCTCTTTGCGGCTGTTGCACGAGCGGTGCATGGGCTGGAGGTTGGCCCGGTCGGTCGGGTGACCGCCGTCTGCGAGCGCGATGATGTGGTCGACTGTGCCCGACCACCGTGACGACCGAGGCAGCGTGGTGTCTATCTCCGCACCACACCATGCACAGCAGACACCGGGCACGAGCACCTCGCGCACGATGCGCTGCCACGGCCTGCCACTGCGACCACGCTTACGGTCGTACTCATTGAGCGCTGGCATTGCAGTTGGCTAGAGTTGTTGCCGGTGGTTGGGCCACTGTGTTTTCCCTCAGCAAGAATTCATACCCATTCGAGTGATGGTTGTGGCCCAGCCACCCTTGACGTTTTTGTGGGGCGGCGCGTTCCCGGTACCAGAACGCGCCGTCCCGGCGCCGTGGTCTCACCCAGCCGCGGCTCTGGGGCCTCTGTTCAGCTGCTCGATATGTGCGAGCAACTCGTCATCTGGCAGGAAGTCCTCGCGGCGTCCTACCCGTAGATGGGCGAACTGCTCATGCCGCCTCGACTCGATTCCGTAGCTGCCCGGTTCGGTTGCCAGTACCGCGTCGGCATCCACGCGCAGCGCGCGACGACGACGGGTGAGGTTCGTCGTCGTCCCGATCTTGATGAACTCCCCGATCTGGATGTAATACACCAGCGCTGGCTCGGCCTGGGGAATCTCTTTCCGCGCGAGCGCAAGAGCTCGTCCCGCCTCATACATGCTCATGGCCGGTACCTTGCGCTGCAGGACGCTGCTCATGTGCTCGAAGAGTTCCACCGCGTGCTTGGGGCAGATCGGGAACGGCGAGTTCGGCATACTCGGGCTGTCACAGAACGAACCATTGCGCCGCTGAATAGTGCACATGTTGCGATCAGGCATCAGAACCGCCGCCTGCTACGCGCCGGATACACTGCACCACCATTGAGCGCTAGATTACCGCTGGCTATCGCCCTTCCGGTGAACAGGCCTTCTCCAGCGGCGTGTCGTGCCAACTCTCGCTCATACGTGGCAGCCACGTCACTCGCCCTGTACTTCTGGGGGCGGACGTCGAGGCGACCCCAATCGCACTCCTGCGCACGACGGCGCACTTGCCGGAGGGTCCACCCGGTGAAGTGCATGATGTCCGCTGCGCTCCAATACGTCTCCGCCTGACCCAAGGCCTCAATCCCCCCTGTTCATGAGCAGAAGCCACTGCGAGCGCGGCACGACATGTTCGGGATTGACCGTGCAGTAGAGCTTGCTTCCGTTGTCCCGGATTGATGCGCGGAGCTCGCCGGGACAGGTGACCTTCCTGCCGGCGACGACGGCCGTGGTGACAGTGCACCTGCCGTGAACCGCATAGTCCTTCGCGTTGCTGGCGTCTCGCGGGATCTCGACCCACGCCGCCCAGATGTCCTCCAAGACTTGCGCCGCCAGTGACGAGTTCGGATGTCCAGTGATCCAGCTGAGGTGCCACCGTGCGAGCTCGCCGGCGATCGCGCCGACGTCCTGATTCCTGGTCGGCGCAAGATCGGGGCGATCCTCGAGGAGCTGCGTCGCGACGCCCCGCACGGCGGTCTCGATCTTCGCGATGCCGTCGACATAGGTGAGATCGAGCGGAACCGCGGGGTCGACGGATTTCGAGCCGACTTCGCCGACCCCCTTGACCGGATAGAGCATGTCCTGCAGCGCGGGCCACGAGCGTTCGATCCCTCGGAGCGCCTTGACGAGATCGTCGGTGCAGGGCCCGCAGAGCCACGAGCTCGGGCCGGCCTTCACGAGGCGTTCGCCGTGGTCGACGACGCAGTACCCCGTGAAGCGGACGGCCTTGACTGCGAGCGCGTAGGGGACGAGTTTGACGTGCTCGTCGATGACGAGCGGGTATCGCTTGGCGTAGCGCCAGTTCCTGGGGAGGTTCATTCCTTCGGGGATGCGGATCTTCACTTTCCACGCCTCCTTGGTCTGGATCGCCTTGGTTTCTGGGGCATGGGTTGGGCGGGTGGTAAATCGGGCTTACTTCCTGTCCTGTCCTTTCCAGTCCCAGACCCGACCCGTCCCGTCCCGTCCCGACGCGGCTTGATCCGGGAGACCTCTGATCTGCCGGGATCTGGCAGATCGCCCTGTACCCCGGCCTGTTGGGCTGGGGGCTCGACCGTGGAGTTCGGGGCGGCTGGTGCCGTGCCGTGCGCTCGTACGGGAGTCTTGGTGTAGCTGGGCTGGACCTCGACGCCGTGCTTTCCGAGGAATTCGACGGTTTCGGGTCCGTACAGGGGGGTCTTCGGGGCCGCGAGGAGCGGCCAGGTACCGGATGGGTCGTCTTGCCGTTTGGAGTTGCATTCCTTGCAGCAGACGACGAGGGAGCCGACGTGGGCGGCTTGGCCGGGTTCGGTGTGGTCGTAGGTTCCGGCCCTGCCGGATTTGCGGTCTGTCCATGAGACGGTCTTCCCGCAGCGTCGACAGGCGTCCCCGTCGCGGCGGCGGACCGGGACCGTCAGGGATGGGTCACGGGCGTCCTTCTTCCTCTGGTTCGTCCAGGCGCGTTCTTCCTTGAGGATCATGTGGAACAGATCCTCTTCCTCGACGAGCTTCCACGCGGGCCGTTCCTGCCCGTCCTCGTCGGTGATCGTCGTCTCGGTCCAGTAGCCGCAGCGCTTCGCGGCCGCGGCGAGCTCGTTGTAGCGGGTGAGGGAGCCGGCCATGTGCCGGGCCGTGCCTACGGTGACGATGTAGTCCTGTTCGTACGCGGCCGATTGTGTTGCGCAGCGGGCCACGAAACCGAACAGCTCGTTGAGGATCCGGTCGTCAGCTTCGTCCAGTTCGAGGGCTGAGAGGACGATCGGGTGGTTCGCCGCCGCGTCGCCCTGCTTCAGCCATGGCATCCGCCCGCTCCTCCTGTTCCAGCCTCTCGGCTTCTCGTCTGTGCTTCAGTTCGCAGTGCCGGGCCATCGATATGACCGGGAAATCGTCCTTGCCGCACACTGCGCACCTGTACGGGTCGGGCTTCTGACTCACTTGTGGCAGCTGCACTGGCAGTCCACGGGTCGGTCCTCGGCTGCGTTCCAGGCGCCGCCGTAGCACTTGTGGTGATTCGCGTCCCGGCAGTCCGGCGAGGTGATCACGCTGCCACCTCGGCGGGCTTCTCGTTCGTGTGGTCGCGGAACCAGTGCATGATGCCGTCCGCGGTGTAGATCGCGTGGCTCCGTGTCGCGTAGACCGTGCGAGGCACATCGCCGGGGCTCGAGTAGTCCTTGCACACCACGAACTCGATCCATGTCCCGGTCCGGTTCTTCGCCCAGAAACTCGACCCGTAATCCTTGTCGACCGGAAGCTCGAACGGCTTCGGGGCGTCAAGCGCCTTTTCGATCATGGTCGGAACGATGCTGTTGTTCCTTTCGCGCAGGTAAGCGATGAGCTCGCGCACGCGCTCCACCGCCGCCTCGGCGGCCTCGGCGCCTGCCTTCCATACGTCGAGGTCCGACTTCGGCGCCGCGCCGAGCGCCTCGAGGAGGTCGGCGGTGGGGACCTGAATCCCGACCGCGTAAAACTCGCTGTTGATGCTGAGGTTCGTGAGGCCGTCCATGCGCATGATCACATCGACGGTGCGGCTGCCTTCGGCCGCGCTGCTCTTGATCTGTGTCATTGGTCGTCATTTCCTTCTGGTCTCGTGAATTGGTCCGTGGAGGCGCAGGTCGTCCGCTGCAGGGCCCGTAGTAAACGCCCCAGTCCGCCTTCGCCTGACATATGTCGCTTCGGTCAGCCGTTTGACGCCCCCACGGAAATCTCTTATTTCGCCTCTTTGGTCGCCTCGCGGTAGGCGGGGTCTGTCACGAGGCGGGTAGCTGCGCCGGACGTGTAGGGCTCGCGTTCGAGCTTGGGCACATCGGGCCATTCGATCTCATGCATGGCTTCGTCCTTTGAGTAGGTTGATGGTCTCCCTGACCGGGATGAGTCCTTGGCCTTGTCCGACCTCGAGCAGTTGGGCGGCTTGGCGGTTGCGGCGGTCGAGTTCCAGGGCGGCTTCGAGGAGTTCCTCGCGGCTGAGCTTCTCTGCCTCAGAGCGGGTCATCGTTCTGTACTTTCGATCCGAGCCACTCGGCGCGGCGGCTCTTGAGGTCCGCGGCGGTGGCGAGGTGGTCGAGGGTCTGCTGGTCGCCGGTGGCGATCGCTGCGGCCATGCTCGCTGCGGCCGCGTCGTGGCGGACGGCTACGAGCCACTGGGCGAGCTCGACGTCGGTGAGCATCAGTCCGAGCACCTACACTCGCCCGTTTGCTGATTGATGACTCCGCCGCACGAGGGGCAGCGTTCGTACTCGGCGCGGACGGTGGCGGTGGCTGGGGCGGTGGTCTTCATGCTGCTGTTTCCTTCTGGGTTCGGTGGGAGCGCTGGTCACGCAGCACTCGGGCGATAACGGTCCATGCGGGGTGCTGCTCTCGGCGGAGTGCGACTTCGGCGGCTGCGAGGGACGGCCAGCCAGCTCTGAGGGCTGCGCGGGCTGGGGCCTCCCCGGTTTCGAGGAGGAATTCGAGGTCTTCGATCCTGGCCTTCCGGCGCGCGGCCTGAGCGGTGAAGCTGGCAGCGCGGCCAGCGGCGCCGCGGCTCACGAGACTGCCTCGATCACGCCCTCGGAGCGGTGTGCGCCGGCGAGGGTCGCGCCGAGGTCGACGGCCTCCTCGCGGCTGCCGAACGAGACGCCCACGTAGTAGGCGATCGAGACGTCGGGCGCCGCCCAGACCACGAGGGCCCAGAAGCCATCTGCCTTGCGCCGCACGCCCGCGCGAGGCCACTTGCGCTCGTGGCTTGCGGTGAACGGCTGGGCGTGCCTCGGTGCCGTGCCCGGCTTCCTCTCGGCGACGACCTGGGCGTCCTCGAAGACGGTCTCAGTCATCGTCGCCCTCCTCCTCAGGATCGATCTCGCCAGTGCCCAGGTCGACCACATGGAATCCCTTGCGGATCTCGCTGAACATCTGATCGGCCAGACCGGGGATTGGCTCCGGCCGAGGCACGCGGCGCTCGTTCGCGGCGCGCAGCATGTGCTCCGCCTGGTCTGCGTCCGCTCCCGAAAGCGGCTCGACCTCGACGATCACAGCCGTCGCAGTCTCGGCCCTCGTTGACATGTCCTTGGTGACCTTCGAGCAGATGATCCGGGCGACGACAAAGATGCCCTCATCTGGCTCGTTGATCAGCTGCTGGTTGACCGAGAGGAGTCCGTTCTGCTCGATCTCCTTCGGGAGGCTGCTGCTGAGCTTCGTCACAGCCGCTCGACCCCCTCTTCATCGATACGGACGACCTGAACGCCGTGGGCCTTGAAAGCGGCGATCATCGCCCGCTCGCCATCGCGGCGAGCCGCCTCATAGCCGCATGTATGCGCGCTCCGGACGGCCCTGTCGAGAAGCCTCCGCCCGAGGTCGCCGATCACGGCGCCGGCGATGACCGTGACCCATGTGAACTCGGCCGGGATCGATGCGGTTGCGTTGCCGGCGACTGCGGCAAGGATGAGCAGCCCGGCCGCGGGGAGGTAGATCCGGTCTGAGGCGCATCCGTTACGGTTCCGGCGCTTCTTGTCCCGCTTCGGGGCCTTGTCGTCACGCTTCGTCGTCATCGTCGTACTCCTCGTCGTCTTCGTCGGTGTCGCGGGCAGCTGTGGCTTCCTCGAGGAGCTTGGCCTGGTGCGCGATGGCTTCCTTCTCGATGTCCGAGAACTCGTAGCCGAGGACGCCGGTGAGCAGGTCGCGCCATTTCTTGCCGTAGTCCGTGCCGTAGCTCGTCGACGGGCCCCATGCCGCGAGCGCGCCGTAGTAGACGTGCCCGGCTCCGCTGAGGCCCTGCTCGGCGGTTCCGAACTTCGTGATGTGCGGCAGGACCGCGAGCGCGTCGTTCGAGAGTGTGTCGAGTTTGGCGCGGAGGTTCTTGACGGTGGCTGCTTCGGTGTCGAGGTCGAAGAGGGCTTGTGCCATGAAGCCTTGGAGTCCTATGGCGAGCTCGTCGATGTTCTTCTGGCGTGCCCATTCGGCGACGGCGAATACCGGGTCGAGGAGTGCGCTCTTGAGGAATTCGTGGCGGACGTGGGCGGCGACCTGGACGCCGGCGATGATCGCGGTTTCCTTCTCGCGCAGAGCGGCCTGCTCCGGGGTCTCCTCGGGCTCGCTGTCCTCTTCGTCCCATGAGGCGGGGCGCGGGGCGATCCAGACGGCGTGACCGTCCGACTTCTCGTCGACGAGTGCCTTGTGGCCGGCGGCGATGTGCTGCTCGGGTGTCCAGTCCTTGAAGTGCTCCGCGGCGCGCCAGTTCTGGGTCGTGGTGAGGTTCTGCGCGGTGAGCTCCGTGTGTTCCGGGCGCTCGTCGAGGAGCTCGGCCCCGGCCTTGCGGAGCGCAGCGACGGTCTTCGGGATCCGCGCCTGCGTCTCGCGCTTGCGGCGCAGCTGCTCGACTTCGTGCTTCCAAGCCCACGGGCTGTAGTTGGCGCGCTCGAGGAGGAGATCGGTGGCGTAGTCGTCGCCGTCGAACTCGGCGAGGTCCAGTGCCTGCTCGATGGTGAGGGTCCGGTCCTCGAGCTTGGCCTTCGCCTTGTCGTCGAGCTTGGCGAGCTTGGCGCGGTTGCGGACGAGGTCGCGGGATCGGCCGATGTTCTCGGCGATGGCCTTCTCGTCGAGGCCGAGGTCGAGGAGGCCCTGGACGGCTTCGGCCTCTTCGAGGACGGTAAGGTCGCGGCGGTGGGTGTTCTCGACCAGCATGAACTCGGTCTGGGCTGCCTCGGTGGTGAGGTCGTCGCGGATCATGCACGGGACGATCTTGAGCTTGGCCAGCTTCGCCGCTGCGAGGCGGCGGTGCCCACCGAGGACGAGGTACTTCGTGCGGGCGGTCGGGTGCGGGGCGACGGTCAGGGCCTGCTCGATGCCCTTGGCCTGGATGGACAGGGCGAGCTCGGCGAGGTCCCCGAGGTCGCGGCGGACGTTCTTCGGGTGCGGGTCGAGCTTGCCGACTGGGATCTCTTCGAATCGGGTCATCGTCTGTCATGCCTCCCGGCTGAGGGCCTGCAGCCGGGAGATCCGGCCGATCAGATTGAGGGCGTGGTGCTTGGCCTGCGCGAGCTCGCCGTTATCCAGGGCTTCCCCGCACGCATCGAAGGAGTCGTGCGCGGCGTCGAAGGCTTGCGCGAACTGCGGATCGCCGCCCTGTGGCGTGTCATTGCCGAGCCACTCCTGCTCGGAGATCGGCTCGACGACGGGGCGGGCTGAAGGGTCGTCGAGGCCGAGCGCCTTCCGGGCGCCGTAGGACAGGAAGATCGGCGAGACCGTAGCTGGCGCGGTGGGTCCTGTGGGCAGCACGACGGTTTCGGCTGGTTGTTCGGTCATTTTGGGTTGCTCCAAGTCGAGGAGGACGCCGCCGATCGCGGCGAGCATGAGGAGTGAGCCGAGCGCCCAGCCCCCGTTGAGGGACGGGCCTGCGGCGGTACAGAGGAGGGCTCCGACCGTGAAGGCCGGGACGTACGTGAAAGCGAGACGACGGCGGCGCGCAACGGCGCGGGACGGGGCGCGCATCAGACGCCACCCGATCCCACCGGGGCCGGGTCGTTGAGGTAGTAGTAGGCGACCTCGCGGCCATTGACGAAGATCGAGCCATCAGCGAGCTCGCCGCCGTTCGCCTCGACGTGCTTGCGCGAGCGGTCGACCAGGATCACAGCGCCCGGCCACACCGTGCGGCAGAACGCGGCGAGCTGGCTCTCCATTTCGGCCGGCTTCCCAGCCCGCCACGAGAGCGCGGCACGCTGGCGCAGGGGCGGCTGCCCCTTGGGCTGGACCGTGGCGTTCTTCCTGATCCGGTACGGGGTCGCCATCAGAACACCGGCCGAGTCAGATTGCGACTGGCGATACGTGCGAGGTTCGCCGGCGAGGGTCCCTCGGGTGGCGCCGAGATCGTAGGCTTCGCGGGCAGCGGCTCGTGCACCGGCTCCGGCTCCGGGATGGGCTGCGACACCGGACCGGGGTCCTTGCCTGCGAGCGCGGCGAGGGTGTTCTTCTCGTGGGTTTCGTAGGCGTCTTCGACGGCGTTGACGAGGGCGTCGACGGCCGTGGCGAGTTGCGCTTTGAGTGCGGTGAGGTGGTCGAGAGCGAGGTCGGCGTGGCCGGTCTGGTCGAACTGGCGGACGGAGAACGCTGCGGACTTGGTCAGTTCGGTGAGGCGGACGATGCGGTCGATGAGGAGGCTGCGGCGCTTCTGCTCGGCTGCGAGCCGCGCGGGGGCGAGGGCGATGACCGGGCCGGGTGTGCCTTCGAGGTGCCGGTGGTCGGTGGGGCGGAGGTCTGGCTTGTCCCAGCAGTCGAGGAAGAGTCGGTTCGGGGTGCTCACCTTGGGGCCTTCTTCCCACCGAGACGGTCCCGCCACGCCTGGTCTACCTGCTGCTCCTCGGTGAGGTGCTGCTGGCGGGGCACGCCGGCGACCGCTGCGCCGTGCTTCTCGGCGTATGCCTTCGCTAGCTGCTCGGGCGTGGCCTTCTTCGCGAGCTCCTTCGGGTCCGGTGCCTTCGGCTCTGGCCAGCGGACGTAGATGGCGTACCTGTAGCCCTTTCCCTTTTCCTTGGGGAGGCCGCGGGCGATGGCGTCGCAGCCGCGCTTCTTCCACTTCACGACGGCGCTGCTGCTCGTTGCCTCGTCCTCGACCCTGGCCCACTTGCCGGGGTTCTTCTTGAGTACCTCGACGGTGCGGTCAACTTCGCCGGCCTTGCCGCGGCCGTACTGGCCAGCCGGGGGCTCTTCCCACACGAGATCGACTGCCATCGCTCAGCCCTCCTTCGGGAGGCCGAGGAGAGCGCGGAGGAACGCGCCGACCCGCTCGCCCTTAGCGCGGACCCTGCGGAGCGCGGCCTGCTGGCGCTGCGTCTCGACGATGGTGATCCACTCGGCCGCGGCCTCGACCCGCTCGAATACCCGCGAGACGTCCGCTGCCTCGAGGTACGTCATCGCGAGGCGGGGCTGGTTCGTGAGGCAAGCGCGGCGGGCGAGCTCGATCAGCTGGCCCGAGGACTTCGAGGGACGCTGGTGCGCCGGGAGGGCGTGCCACAGCGGATTCGACCTGGACTGTCGCGTGTCGGACACGCTCGGTAGCATGGTCATCGGACTTCCTTTCGGGGATCTCTCGCCCGGGCCGCTGCAATCGGCCCGGGCCTTTTCGTTTCTTCGGGGGATGGCCGACGCGGGCCGTTGCCTATGGGGGAAGCGGACGGCCCGCGCCGGGGCTCAGTGAGCCCGACCCGTCAGCGGGCGGGCGGTTCGGAGGGCAGCGACTCGAGCCATGCTTCGAGCTCGCTGCGGAGGATGACGGGCTTGCGGTTCGCGTAGCGGACCGAGAGGTTGCCCTTGTCGATCTGGCGCCGGATGGTGTCGGAGCTGTAGCCGACCGCTGCCGCGGCGTCATCGATGGAGTATGCGAGAGGCTGCACTTCAGGCCGCCGAGTCTTCGACTTCGCGAATGATCGCGGACAGCTTGGTTCCGAGAGCTTTGGCGATCTCGAAGAGCTCGAAGGCGGTGAAGGTTTCGGGCTTCAGCTCGATCTTGCGGTAGACGCTTGAACGGGGGATGCGAGTCACTTCTGCGAGTGCATTGGGGTTCGTTCCCCGCTCATCGATGAGCCTTGCGAGCGCTACCCCGAGCGCGGATGCTTCATCGCTTGGTGGGTTGGATGAGACCATACGAAGATGATCCATCCCAAATGGGATAGAAGCAAGTCCAAGTGGGGAATTCTCGTAAGTAAATTCGATGGACTTACTTCCGTATGGGATTGCCCATCCCAATCCGACAGGTTACTATGCCGGTATGGGAACTTATGGAGAGCGCGCGCAGGCCGCGCTGGCCGCTGAGATCCGGGCTGAGATGGCAGTTAAACGCGTGTCGCAGTCGGCGCTCGGCCGCGAGGTCGGTATCGCTCAGTCATCACTGAGCCGCTACCTGGCCGATGCCCCGCGCGACATCCCCTTCCAGGTCCTCATGGACATAGCAAAAGCGCTCGGCGTCACTCCCCATGAACTGGTGGAGCGCGCCGAGCGCCGGGTGGAACGAGAAGAGGAAGGGCCCGTCGAGGAGGCCTAGACGATCGTGGAGAGCTTGATGCCCATGCTGTGGGCCATCTCGAACATCTCGCGCATGGTCAGGGTCAGCATGCCCCTAAGGCCGGCCTCGCCCTCCGTGCCGGCAGTTCCCGCCGTGAGCTCCTGACCATCCATGCAGCTGTCCCCATTCCCCTTGTTCGAATACGTGTGACTTTGTCCCGCTGCTCGAAGCAACGGGATCAATCATGCCTCTCCGGGGTAGGTTTCAACGAATTCTTTGGGCAACCCTTGGGAAACTTAGGACTTTAGTCCCGGACAGACAGGTCTGTCCAGTTAGGCCCTCACAAAGCCTTTGCCGAATCCTGCGCCAGCAGTGCGGACATCTTGCGCATCGCCGCTTCGAGCTCGGGGAGGTTGTCCTTCGTGAAGTAGGCCGTGGTCATGGCCCGAGACGAGTGGCCCATGATCTGCTGGATGTCCTCCGTCCGCACGCCGGCGGCCTTGAGCAGGTCGGCCACGGTGTGCCGCGAGCCGTGGAGCACGACGTCTTCGGGCAGGCCCGCCTCGGCGAGGAGCTGCTTCCAGCGCCGCGTCGCGATATCTGGCGGGATCGGCCTGCCGTCGTCCTCGGTGAAGACCAGGCCGGGGCCCCGGCCCTGCATGTGCAGCGCGAGGATCGAGCGCAGCGGCTCGACCAAGGGGATGACCCGCCAGCCCGACTTCGACTTCGGCCGCGCGAGGTACAGGGTCCCCTCGACGTGGCGGTGCTCCCAGTCCTCTGGGGCCTTGGAGATGTCCGTGATGCGCTGCAGCTGCCACGAGAGCACGAGCGTCTCCCCGATGCGATCGTCTTCCAGCCCGAGCACTTCGCCGCGCCGGGCTCCTGTGAGGATGAAGCAGGCCCACAGCGCCCGGTCCTCGCGCGTGGCGAGGTGCGCGAGCAGCTGGACCGACTGCTCCACCGTCAGGGCCTTCTGGGCCCGGTTGGAGGACCGTGGGCGGTCCATCATGTCGCAGGGGTTCTGCCGCAGCCGCCGCTCGCGCACGGCGTCGGCCAGAGCGACCTTGAGTGTGGCGTGGACGTTCTTCACGTGGCCGCTCGACTTCCCCTCGTCGCGCATCGTCTTGTGCAGCTGCCTGATGTGCGGTGGGGTCAGCTTCATCAAGGGGCGCCGGCCGAGCGAAGGGACGATCCACTTCTCGATGTGCGTGCGGTGGTTCTCCTGCGTGCGGGGCCGCGAGCGCGGGGCGTCGATGTTCTCGAGCCAGTAGTCCAGCCACTCGGCCAGCGTCATCGACTGGACGATGTCGCCGTGCTCGGCGAGCTCGGCATTCATCTCGCGGAGCACGGCGACGGCCTTGGCCTTGGACTTCCGGCAGACGACTTTCCGTGGCCGGATGCCCGGGCCATCGGGGAGCTCGACGGAGACGCACCACATACCGTCGCTCGATCGCTGGTAGAGGCTCCCCTCGCCCTTGTCCCTGGTCCTCGTCTTCTTGGTCGGCATGCGTGCCACTATAGCCAATACTTTAGCCATTGCTATCAATCGCAGGGGTATGCAGGAGGTCGCTGGACACAGAAAACCCCCGGAATCCCGGGGGTTTTCTGGGCCTATCTACTTGTCGTTATCGTTCTTGGTGACCGACGCACAGGGCATTCGATCCCAGCAAGGGCGCGGTACGCAGTCCCGGACTATAGCCATTCCTTTAGCCATCCATTGACAGCGGCACGAGCGCGGCCACATTATGCTGCCCTTATTGTTCATCCACCGAGTAGAGGAAACCATGACCACCAAGGCACTTGCCGCACTCGCTGCAGCATCGATCATCGCCCTCGCAGGATGCGCGGCGGCCCAGTCGTCGACGACGACCTCCGGCAGTGCGGCGCCGTCCGCGAGCGCGAGCGCCACGCCCTCACCTTCCGCCACGCCGAACGCGCTGGCGACGGCGATGGCGACCGCCATCGCTGAGGGCGCGAAGTCCGCCGTTGCCTCGGTCAAGGATCCTGAGCGCGATCCCAAGTACCTCTCCGCGGTGCGGGCGACGGTGAAGAAGGGCACCGACGAGGAGCTCCTCGGCTACGGGCACCAGATGTGCGACGGGATGACGAGCGCGAACACCGAGAAGATCCGCCAGGGCATGCTCGCCGCCGGATACAGCAACGACGACACTCTCGCTGTGATGGCGAGCGCCGGGATGCTGCTCTGCCCCAACGTCAAGTAGTCCAGACGAAGAAAAACGCCCCCACCCTTCCGGGTGGGGGCGTTCGCTATGTGAGGGTGATCTGGCCGAGGTTCCTCACGATTGTCTCGGGGCTTGCCAGTATCTGCACGAACACGGTGTAGGTACCCGGCGTGAGCCCGCTTATCGTGGCGCAGGGGTTGCCGTCGATCACGGTGCAGGCTGTCCATGTTCCCGGCGTCGTGGCGACTCCCGCGACGATCGAGTAGGAGCAGCCCGCCGAGATCGACGCGGCCGAGCCCGGCCCGCTCCTGGTCACAGTCAGGGGCAGGTACTCGGGGCCCGTCGCCGCGGGCAGTGTCGTCGGTCCCATGATTGCCGCCTTCCATCTGGGCTGGAGGATCGTAGAGGCCCACCGTGGCGGCCGGATCGCGGCCTTCCACCTCGGCGGGGCGATGGCCGCGTTGATCGACGTGTGGCGAGGTGGTGCGCCGCCCACGAGCCCGTCGTCGGCGGTGACGTCGACGCCGTACCAGTTGGCGTTGAAGGTCGAGGCGCCGGACATGTCGCCCGGCCCGGCGTAGCTGAACACGCCGTTGCCGGGGAGGACTTCGCTCGTGCCGGCCCCATAGAGGGAGCTGGCATCCCACGCCTGTCTCGCGGTGTCGAAGGCGTGGCCGGTGGCCGAGTAGCAGCCGCCGGGGAAGTAGACCGTGACCCAGTACTTGGTGCCCACGGCCAGCGAGACCGGCGACGGGAGCGCGATCTCGTTCCAGCCCGTCTTGGTGACCGAGAACGCCGCGCTGCCCAGCAGCGTCAGGGCACCGGCGCTGTTCCCCGAAGACAGGTAGCCGTGGTACCCGGTAAGCGGAGCGTTCGAGGCGGGGTCGATGTAGACCCGGATTCCCGTCGCCGTCCACGCCGACCCGGACGTGATGTAGAACGCGGTCGCGAGGTTCAGCTGGGCGGTGTCGCCATTCTGGACGGCGGCGGGAGCCGACGATCCGAAGATCGTGTGCTGGGTCATGCCGGAGGCTGCTGCACCGCGACGATAGCGGGGGTCACAGTCTCGGACTGCACAACGGTTCCGGGGCCGGTGGAGACGGCGCTCGTGGAGGCAACAGGAGTCGAGGCCGTAACGTTGGCCGCCGCTGCATCATCAGCGGTCCTCGCTGCCTTCGCTGCGAGGGACGCAGCGCCCTCGGTGCGCAGCGGGTCCTCCTTGATCCACGCGGCGATCTGCCCGATGAGGATCGGGATCGCGGAGAACAGGAGCGGCTCGGCCGGGCCTGCCCACGCGAGATCGGCCGGCGTGACGCTGTTGAGCCACCCGATGCCGAGCGTCGCGAGGGCGCCCCAGATCAGGCCCGCCTTGACCTTGGGCGATACGCGGCCGATGAACGAGGTGATCTTCGAGATGAAGCTGCTCACTGCTGAGTCCCTTCTTTGATGAGTTGGGCCTTCCAGCCCGAGGCGAACGAGAGCTCGGCGAGATCGCCGGGCGTCACGTTCTGGGGTAGGCGGCCGTCGTCGAACGCATGGAACTCGACGGACTGCCAGACGACGTCGACCAGCTGCGAGCAGAACAGCCGGTCCGGCCGCGCCAGACGGCGCTCGAGGACTGGCAGCTGGAGCCCGAACTGGGCGAGGCCGAGCGCGGCGACATCGAGCCACCCGTAAGGGGTGCCGACGAGGTCGCCCGCGAGCGCGGGCACCTTGGCCCGCTGCTCGTCGGTGAGGGGCACGGAGACGACCACATCGCCCCGTTGGACCCTCCCGCGGAACGCTCCCGGCGGGTTCGCCTCGACCGTGGAGCCGTCCGCGTCGGTGATGAGGCGGACGTGGCAGTACCGCGAGCGCGTCGCGAAGCAGATGTCATGGCCGACCCACCCGTCTGGGTGGCAGAGGGCGATGTCACCCGGCTGCATCCGCCCTCGCCTTCATCTGCTGGAGGGCGTGGTCGTGCTCGATGTCCAGGACGGTGCGGGCCCGGGTGCACAGCTGAGGGCTGTGGTGGACCGTGAGCTCGTTGTCCTGCAGCGTCTCGCCCGACGTCGACCAGTTGGTCGAGCCGGTGACGAGCCACTCGCCGTCGACGATGGCCATCTTGCGGTGCATGATGGCGCCCTTCTCGCTGGTGCCGATCGCGATCGAGTTGCCCATGTCCTCGTTGCGGAACTTCGCCAGCAGCGCCTTCTCGTGCACGCCGCCGGCCTGCGACCGGTCGAGGGTGATCTGGACATGCATGCGCGGGTTCACGAGGTGCTCGCGCAGGATCTCGGCCAGCTCGTCGTCGTCGAACCCGTACACGGCGACGACCACCGAATGCCGGGCCGACTTGAGCAGGTCCGCGAGCGCGCCGTGAACGTCGTCGATGGGTGAATAGAGGACCCGCGCCGGGGCGGTTACGAACTGCGCGAGGTCCATCAGGAGGCGGGGGCAGCCGGGGCCGCGGGGTCTTTGGAGATGCTGACGGTGTAGCTGCCGAACGAGGCCTTCACGGCGTCCTCGACGGTCTGCTTGAGCGCCTCGGGGTCGACGTTCGCGCCCTTGGCCGCGACCGCGGTGAGGGCGTCGATCTTGGCGCTGAGGGCCGCGACCTGGGGCGCGAGGATCTCTTTCTGGATGCGGTCCTCCAGCGAGCCGAGGATCGTCTCGGCGTACTCCGGGTGGCCTAGGCGGCGGTTCTGGACCCATGAGCCCTTGCCCTGCCAGACCTTGGCGGCGATCGCCTCTTGGATTCCCTCGTCCATCAGGACGTTCTTAAGGTCGTCGATGGTGGCCATGATGTCTTCCTCCTGAGGTGCGATGGGGGTGATGCCTGATGCTGCGAGGGCCACGCCGCTCCAGACGCCGGAGCAGTAGTTGCGCGGGTCGACACGGCCGTAAGTCCACTGGTCGAGGACATAGCCGGGCGGCAGCGCCTCGAAGTGAAGGTGCGGGCCGGTGGAAGCCCCGGTATTGCCGGAGTAGCCGATGACCTGCCCTTGGCTGACTCGCTCGCCCTGGGCGACAGCGACGTCGGAGAGGTGGCCGTAGGTGAAGTCCGGCTCGGAGTCGCCGCAGTTGAGGATGATGCAGATCGAGCCCATCATCCACAGCGGGTTGTCGTTCGGGGTCCAGTCGGCCTGCCCCGCGAAATCGATCACGCCATCGCCCACGGCCACGACGGGCGTCCCTATCGGGG